TTTGTTCTTGATATTCTTCTGTTGGTTCACCTGGTGTTCTAACAACAACCATTGCTGGAGAAATTTTCATATAGTCAGCAATATATTCTTTTAATTCTCTAACTGAAACTGGGTATTGTGTTGTTAAATCATAAATTGTTACTGATTCATTTTTTACTGCTGGAAAGTCCAAAGGTAGCGATTGTATTGGAGTTTTCTTTCCTGCTGATAATTTAGTAACATCAAATTTTTGAAGTGCAGTTTCTAGTCGAGTTGTAAAGCCTTTTGCTTCAATATCTCCCGCTATTTTGACTTTATATTCATAAGTCTTGATTGATTCTGTTAGATATTTTGTAAACGTGCTCATATTAGAAGTATTTAGTCTTTTTCCGTCGGTTCAGGGTCATCCGTTTTAAGTAGTTTCTTCATTAATTCATTACGATCGGATATAACAAACCCATCGCTTTCTTCGATTGCGCCTAGATCGTCTTTACCTGTTTTGTCTATTTTTAGTTTTTTAAGTTGTAATTCCACCATTTTAAGTTTTTTGTCTATTTTAGAACCTTTAGCATCTATGGCGTTACGCAACATAGAACTTGCAACTTCAAATATACGTCCTGAATAACGTGAGTCAACATTCATTCCTAAATCCATTAAATTTTTATATGACTCTTCGGCTTCTGTTGCTAATTTATCTAATTCTAAATCTGATAAATCACCTAGTCCTTTTACTTGTGGAAGTGATGCTGAAATTTTATCAAATTCAGCATAAGTTTTTTCTAAATTTTTTGCAGTTTGTGGATCTAGGTTTTTAGTTGAAACACCATTTGCTTGTTTAGCCTGGTTTTCTTTTTCTTTTTTATCTACCTTTTTAAATTCTTCTTTAACATTTGGTAAATTTAATATTTCTTCTAACTTTTTAGTCATTTTGATTATTTACGTGTACCTTGGTGGAATAATTGATCTTCTGATACAACTCTAAATCGTATTTTATTTTGTTTAGCATAAGCACTTGCCGCCTCCCATTTAGCATAGTTTATTACTACTTGTTTCTTTTTGCCCATGCTTCTACCTGCAGATTCCATTGTAGTCTGTGACTTTGGTTTAACTTCAACCAACTCGGCGTGTTTACGTCCTTCTTTGTCTGCGTAAACAATAAAAAAATCTGGTACATAGATTGTATATTTGCCAGTAAGTGGGTGCCTATAAGGAATACGTATTGATTCACTTGCCCATTTATATACGTTAGGATGTTCATCACATAATCGCATAAACGAGTGTTCCCAGCCCGAACGATACGTTGGTGTTTTCAAGCCAACATATTTTTGTGGATTTTTTGGCTGGAATCGTCCTCTTGCGAATCTGTTCATTAGTCTAGAATGTTTCTAGACACAGTATCTTTCGTTGTACGAGTTTGTCTTACTCCCAATCTACTTGATTTGTATCTATTAGCATTTAATACAATTGTTATTAGTTCAGATAATTGAGCCGATGTGGCCAATTTTATTTTATCAAGAATTTCTTGTGGTGAAACTTCGTCTATTTTTGCTTGTTGTAGAATAACATAAGCAGTTGATTCCGCCGCATTCCTTTCAAAACCTCTTTTTACAAAAAAACCTATTGCGGCATCATATTCACCAACATTAAATTGAAATTTTTCGTTATAAGATTGGTCAGTTAATTGGGATATTGTTTTATCAAAATTATCTTTATCTTTTGGTGGTAAGTTTGTAAAAAAATTTGCCATTATATTGTTGCCTTCTCAGTTGCTAAAGTTACATCTTGTGATGCTCTATTAATTTTTATATACCCTTCAGTAACTAGTTTTCTAATATTTGATATTGATTTACTTCTATAAATTATTTTTGTACTTGCAGTTGATCCAGCATATTCTATATCGCTTTCTGCAATAGTTAATCCTTTTCTAGAGCCAATATCTTTATAATATAAAGCTGATGCAACTTTATTTTTAATTATATCGTTAGCAGTAATTAATTTATAACTTTCATCTGCAGATAAGTTTGTTACAGTATCTATTTTTGGATTTGAAATAGTTGTATTGTCTTGTCTATTTTTATTATCAGCAGTTCCTCTCATTGATGCAATTGTTACAGCCGCGGCTACTCCAGTTGCAATTGTTGAGCCTACATTAAAATTTCCAACAGGATTAGTAATTGTTCCTGCTGATTTTCCAACTTCTAATACACCTTCTTTAACTATACCTTTTAATTCTTCTTTTATACCACCTTTTTTTATTTTTTTTGCATTATTGTATGTGTTTACTGCGCCAAGAATTGCACCTAAGTAATTTCCAGATTGTACACTTCGTATAACAGAGCCAACACCATTGACAATACCTCCAGGTCCAAAAATTGATGTAGTACCTCGACCTAACATACTTAAAGGTGATGGTTCGTGATCATAATGAACTGTGGCAAATCCAGGAACGTTATTTTTGTTAATAATTCCTGCTTTGTAAATTACAGTTTCATATAATATTTGCATTTGATTTTGCAATACTCCTGTCCCATCGGCTTGATCTAAATTATCATGATTAAAACTCCCAATAATAGGGTTAGCTAATGTCATTGATGTAAATCTTTGTTTATGTAAAACAAAAATCTCAATTCCTCTTAAAAAAGGATGTCTTCTTCGTTTTGGTGTATCCATACCAAATTTTGTCATCGTTTGTCTTGCATCATAGGCGTTATCTTTAGTTTGGTCAATTGTCATGTCAGAATTTATTGCTACTGAATCAGCAATATTATATTCATAATATTTTTTCCAGAAAGCGTTTACTGTGTCTGCATGGTCATCGTGGAATGTTATTGTAACTGGATCATACGCAATACGTGTTGACGCATACATTTTTTTATTGTATTGTGTTTTTTCTTCAGTGTTCATATTAAAACGAGGAAGGTCACAGCTCTTTACTAGCATATTCAATTCATATCTTTCACTAGTTGAAAATTTATCAAATGATACATCGTCATTTAAACTGAATACTACATGAAACAGAAACTTCTGTTTCGGCATTAATTTATAATTGTCGTCTATGTAAAGTCTTGATGCATGACGGAAATCCTTCATTCCTGGAAGACCGTTAGTAAATCCTTTTAAAAAATTATTAATACTTGGCATACCCTTGTATTTATAGCCATAAAAAAAGCGCCTTTAATGGCGCTTCTTCTATTATAATTGCAAGTTTAATTTATATTAACCACCGCCAGTAGCTAATGTACCAATTGTTCTTGTTACCGCTGTACCAATTCCTGTACCTTGTGGTGTTTGTATACAGTTATCGTATCTTACTGACATTGAAATTGTTGCTGGTTCTGATGTTGCGTATGTTAAAGCATTATAATTAACGTTTTCAACATAAGCACCATATAATTCAAATGTTTCTAATACATTTGGTGTAGATGCTCCGCCGCCACCGTCTAGCATTTCAAATCTAGCTGTAAATTTGTAATCAATACCAGATGCCGCACTTGCTTGTTCAAAGAAATCAAATTGTTTTTGAATTTGTTCGCCAACCAATTTAGTAACTGCATTGTTTACATCATCTCTTAAAGTGATTGTAACTGGTTCCCAAGTATGTTTACCGGCTACATAAACTTTTGAGTTATAAACATCTAATGTTACTGTGTCAAAAGTTAAGTTAGGTCGTGTAATATCCATTACTTGTTTTGTTAATTCTGATCTAGGTGTTGATACTCCAAAATTTTCTAATACACATCTAAAACGATATTGTAGTTTTGGCATCAATAGGCCTTGTGAGCCTGCTGATTGATCGTTAGCTAAAGGTACTGTAAATTTTGATAATGTTGATATTGACATAATTTTTATCTCCTAGTATTTATCCAAAGATTAGTTCCCTAATTTTGCTATTTCTCCTGTGTTTTTAATTCTTAAAGGTATGTAAATAAATTCAATTGATTTAACTGGTTCAACTGCTATATCAACATATAATTCATTTCGATCTATTCTAGTTGCTGTGTTATTTGTATCATCACAAACTACTAAAAAGTCATATAATGCTCTTTGTCCAACTAGTTCTAGTAAGAATGATTCAATTGCTTGTTTAATTTCGTTTCTTGTTAATTCATCGTTTGGTTCGAATA